CATCAACTACGTCACCCGCGAGGAGGTAGAGGCCATCGTTGCCGAAGCCATCGCCGCTGCTATGGGTGAACCCGCCGTCGAGGAAGTGGAAGAAGCCACGGAAGAGGAGAAGGAAGAAATGGCTACGGAGGCCGTAGAGCCTACCGAAGAATTCGAGGTCGAAGTCGAAATGAGTGCAGAGACTACCGAAGCACCCAGCGACATGGACGTAATCTTGACCGAGCTCTCACAGGTCAAAGAGCGTCTGTTCGAACTCCAGAAGCAAGCAGCCTCCACGGGGCTGAAGCACAAGGCACCAACCCCAAAGAAGGAGCCTTTGAATCTCCAGAATTTGTCAATCGAGGAGCGCGTCCGCGCCCTCTCTAACCATTACAACGCTTAACTATGAGCGCAACTATTTCATCAACTTACGTTGGGCAACACGCACTGCCGTTTGTTGCCCCAGCCATCTTGAGCGCGGACACCCTCGCCAATGGCTACGTCTCAGTCTTGGACAATGTCCGCTATAAGGCTAACCTCACGAAAGTCTCTGGCCCAACCATCGGCGACCGCACCTGCGGATTCACCGCAGCGGACGGACTTTCTTTGTCAAACATCGTGCTCGAAACTATCCCTCTTCAGGTGAACGAGGAAATCTGCAACGACGAGCTCGCTCAATCTTGGGCAGCCGAGCAGATGCGTGGCAACTACGCCGGCACTCCTGCCGACTACGCCAACTACCTCGGACAGATTACCGCTGCAAAGGTGGCTGAGGACGTCGAGCGGAACATCTGGCAGGGACTCTTCAACTCTGCTGACGGAACCGACACGGGCGCGACTTACGAGAACTTCTCCGGCTTGTGTCGTCACTTGGTTGACGGGTACAACGCTGGCACGATGCAACAGCTCACGGGCGTAACTACCGCCGCCAACATCTTGACTCGCTTGGGCGACTTGGTGGGTGAGGTTCCTTCAGCTATCGCTGGCGACCCAGAGGCTTCTATCTTCATGTCTCGCAAGTCTGCCAACTTGTACTACCAAGCCTTGGCTGCTACTTACAACCTGCCATTCTTGAACGACGGCGTGGTGGCGAAGTACGCTGGCTACAGCATCGTGACTCCTGCTGGTTTCCCTGACGACACGTTCCTCATCTCTCGCAAAGACAACTTGTTCTTCGGAACTAACTTGTTGACCGACCACGTTGAGGCTCGCTTCTTGGACTTGACCGGCACGACAGGCGACGCGGTGACCCGCATCATCATGTTGTTCGACGGTGGAACTCAAATCGTGGACGCGGCCTCTGCTGGTTTCGCGTACCGCACGAGCTAATCATTAACCGAGGGAGGGGGGGCTTCGGCTCCCCCACTTTCACAAAACCTTAAACAATGGCTTGTTCATTAACTCTTACAGGAAGAGACCTCGGTTGTAAGGACTCCCTCGGTGGCGTCAAGGAAATCTACGTCGCTCAATGGAGCGAGGCTATGTGGGACGCTGTGGCGTCAGGTGAGATTGCCGACTCTGCTGCGGCCTTGACCATGAACGGTTACGGCTTGACAAAGGGCTCTGCTAGCTTGACCCAGACAATCACGTCGTCCATCGAGAACGGCTCCGTCTTTTTCGACCAAGCTCTCACGGCTACCTTCACGGGTTTGTCTGCTTCCGACATCACGGAAATCAGCAACCTCACGAAGGGTCGCACGGCCATCGTAGTCCAAGACCGCAACGACAACTACTTCGTCATGGGTCACCTCAATGGCGTGGAAGCGTCAGGAGGTACCGTACAGACGGGTACGGCTGCCGGCGACCTCTACGGGTTCACGGTGGAGTTCAGCGCACAGGAATCTACAGCCGCTCCATTCTTGGATACGGCGACAATGGTCAACTGCACCCTGACTCCTTCGAGCTAAGTTACACCGAGGCACGGCCTTAGGACTGTTATATAAGGAGGGGGAGGGCGTTAAGCTCTCCCCTTTTTTGATTAAGAAAGCATGGTCAACCTATTCCCCAACACAGCAGGACAGAGAATGTACTGCACGCCGTTCGAAGCTCGGAAGTTCCTCGCTTCCTTTACGGACTACCTCGTCGTACTTCGTAACGATGCGAGTGAGGAGACCTATGCCTTCATCGCCAACGTGACCTACGACAACGAGAGGTACTCCCAGTTCCGTATCTCCACCGACTTGGACAGCCCTCTCATCGGTAGCGTCCTCATCCCCGAGTCGGGGCTGTACACGTACACGATATACGGGCAGAACTCGGACACCAACCTCGACCCCGAGGACGCGTCTGTGGTGGGGGTGTGCGAGGTGGGGGCTTGTCGCATAACCGACAACCAAGTCTACTTCAACTTCGACAACCCGACAGTCCCCGACAACATCATATATTACGAGTAATATGGAACTTATCAAACTCAAAGAATATCAGGAGCGGAGCTACGCCGAAGCACCCTCGAAGGAAGGCTACGTCAACTACGGGGACGACAACCTGTTCCCTCAATACCTCATCGACCTTTACAAGTCGAGCGCGACGCACAACGCCTTGTGTACTTCAATCGCTTATATGATTTTCGGGGACGGCGTACAGGCCGACACCCTCGACGCTAGGCTGAAGATTCAAGAGTGGGGTCTCGACGACGAGGTACGGAAGGCTTGCCTCGACCTGAAGATTCAGGGAGGCTTCGCTCTGGAGGTCGTCTACAGCCTCGACCGAACGACCATCTCCAAGGTACGCCACTGCCCGTTTGAGAATATCAGAAGCGCGGAGGTTGACGAGGACGAGAACGTGGAGTTCTACTACTACTCAAAGGACTGGAGCGACAAGAGGTGCGAGCCAGAGGTCGTGCGGGCGTTCGACCCCGAGGAGGCAGTAGAGCACCCCGTCCAAATCCTGTACGTCAAGCCTTTCTCTCCCGGCTCGTACTACTACCCGAAGCCCGACTACATCGGGTCGGTGGATTATATCGAACTCGACAAGGAGATAGGCAAGTATCACATTGCCAATATCTTAAACGGCATGGCGCCGAGCTTCCACCTGGCATGGTCTAACGGAACGCCGTCGGCTGAAGAGCGTCGGAAGATTCGCAACGAAGTGGAGCGTCAGCTCTCCGGAGCACGGAACGCCGGTAAGTTCATCATGACCTTCAGCGACCAGCCCGACAGGAAGCCTAGCTTCGAGGCGTTCCCCCTCTCCGACGCGGACAAGCAATATCAGTTCTTGAGTGAGGAGGTCGTAGCCAAAATCATGGTAGGCCACCGCGTGACCTCTCCCATGATGTTCGGCGTCATGGCTCCGGGTAAGCTGGGTGGCGGTCTGGAGCTCAAGACAGCGGAGGAGATTTTCAAGTCTGAAGTCATCAATCCCTACCAGCTCATCGTTACCCGCTCCCTTCAGTCTGTATTCAACGCAGCCGGCACGCCGGCCACGGTGACGCTGTACACTCCGGAAGCGGAGGAAGCCAACGTCGAGGTATCGTATACCGGTATCCAAATCTCCAGCGCGGTGGATATCATTTCGAAGGTGGCTACCAACGAGCTCACCGGCCCTCAAGCGGTGCAGCTCCTTGTGGCTATGCTTGGCTTCGACAGGGCTACAGCCGAGGGACTCTTCGCAGGGCCACAGCCTACGCCTCCCGTCGAGGAGCTCTCCTCGGAAGTGGTGGACTTGACGCTCGCCTGCGACTACCTTATCCAGATGGGGGAGGAAGTGGACGAGGACGAGTGGGAACTCATCGACGCCCGGAAGGTGGACTACGACACCGAAGCCCAACAGGATGCTATGTGGACGTTCGCCTCTGTCCCCTCGTATGGTTCACCCGACGTGAGCGACCAAGACAACGACCTCATCAAAGTACGCTACGCCTATATGCCCAAGGTGACGGGAAGCCAAGGCACGGCCACCTACGAATCTAGAGACTTCTGCAAGAAGATGGTGGGAGCGGGCAACCGCGTGTGGAAGAAGGAGGACATCGAGGCCGCCTCGAACGCCAACCCCGGATGGGGGCCGAACGGGGCTAGCACGTACGACCTCTTCCTCTACAAGGGCGGGGGTTCGTGCCAGCACTTCTGGGAGCGTCGGACGTTCCTCAAGAAGGACAACAAGCGTATCTCCGTCAACCAAGCTCGGGCTATCATTCGCGAGGCCGGTCTCGCCCCCCTCGAACAGAACGACCCCAAGGTAGCCAAGCGTCCCCGCGACATGGCGAACCGTGGATTCCTCGAACCCAAAACATGGACAACCCCAAAGTAAATGGCACTCACAGCAGAAGTTCTCTTCGTCAACCCTGACTATATGAAACGCCTCACGCAACTGAACGGGAGCGTGGAAGATAGGGTCATGGCTCCGGCCATCATTTTGGCACAAGACAAATACCTACAGCAGTACCTCGGTACCGACCTCTTGAACAAGCTCAAGGCCGACGTTCAGGCGGGGACGGTGACGGGCAACTACGCCACCCTCCTGGACAACTACGTCCGGAAGGCTACGGTGTGGTGGGCTATGCTCGAACTCATCCCCAACCTCTACGTCAAGCTCGACAACGGGGGGCTCGTCATCCGCACTTCCGACGCCACGGCTCCTATCTCCGATAGCGACTTGCACCGAGAGATTGAGAACGCACGGCAGAACGCCCAGTTCTACACGACACGGATGGTCGAGTACCTCTGCAACAACTCGAGCCTGTTCCCCGAGTACTCGTCGAACAGCGAGAACGATATGCTCCCACAGAAGACGGTGTACTATCAGAACGGGCTGACCATCTCGACAGGCCACGACCAGACAGACCCCGACCTCGCCCGCTACCTCTTTGGATGAATACGAGAAAAGAGAATATAACCCTTCTAAAGAAGTGGCTCAATGAGAAACGCCCTACTCCTAACGCTCTCCCTCCTATGGCTAAACCTCCAAGCGCAAGAGTGCGTAAGCCTTGAACCGAAGGCCATGGGTCTGCCCGCCTTCAAGGTAGACCTATCGACGCAGACGGAGAAGACCTTGCCTATCGTCTTCCACGTCATGCACACGGGTGAGGACGTAGGGGTAGGGGCGAACATCACAGACGAGAGAATCCTCGAGACGCTGGATGCGGTGAACGACCACTTCCGCAAAGTGCCGGGGAGCACGGGCGACGGGATAGGGGTAGATACGAAGATAGACTTCTGCCTAGCTAGGCGAGCCCCCGACGGGAGCCCGACGAGTGGCATCACACGCCACGACCTCTCGGACATCCCCGCGTTCGTAGCCGACGGCATCGCGGTGTCTTCGGTCTCTGACGGAGCGTCAGACCTACAGGTAAAAAGTATCGCGTGCTGGGACGTCGACGAGTACGTCAACGTGTACATCGTTCCGCAAATCAATGGAGGGACAGGGACGACGGGGTACGCCTACACCGGAGCCACGGGCAACTGCCTCGACGGGGTGGTCGTCCTAGCCTCGCGCGTACAGATTACAGACTTCATCCAAGGCAAGACGCTGACCCACGAGCTCGGTCACTACTTGAGCCTTCAACATACGTTCCTGAATACGACGTCGTGCATCCCCGAGAGCAACTGCCAGACGCAAGGCGATGGGGTCTGCGACACCCCGGTGACTACGACCAACTACTTCTGCAATTCCCCCGCGTGCGTCGGGGCTATGGTCGAGAACTACATGGACTACAGTGGAGACCTCTGCCGAGACTCCTACACCGATGGACAGGCGGAGAAGATGCACGCCTATATCGCTAGCTCACGGGCTCAACTGCTGACGGCTCCCTCGTGCCTCATCCCTGTCGATACTGACCTCGCCCTTGTGGACGTCGACTACCGCTCTCCGTTCTGCCAACAAACTCAAAACATCGAGGCCAGCGTCTCCAACCTAGGCAACCTCCCCGTAGGTAGCGCGTCCGTCGTCGTCGGGTCGGATGGCATCTACTACACCGAGGACGTCTACGACATCGAGCCTGGGGAGACCGTGCAAGTACCCTTTGAGAACATCCCCCTCGACGGGGTGTTTTGGGTTTCCGTCATCACGGAGGGCGACGAGTACGAAGACAACAACCAGTACCTAGGCTTCGTGGATTACGAGGCGGGGTCGCTGTGGGCGATGGACTTCACGACGGGGTTCTTCGCCTCGGAGGTGTCGTGGGTTCTCGAGGGAGAGGGGGTATACCTCGAGTCGCCCAACTACCCCGCCGGGATAAACACCTACAGCTACGACGCTTGCCTGTTCTCTGGGTGCTACACCCTCACGCTCTACGACGCGGGAGGTGACGGGATGCCGTATGGAGGGGACGTAGTTATGACCGTCGACGGGGTGGACGTCCCCGTGGACATCGCCGGCGACTGGAGCGAGCTCACGATAGAGTTCTGTCTGGAGACTAACGACTGCCCCTTCGACCTTGACGGCAACGGCAACGTAGGGAACGGCGACCTCCTGCTCTTCCTTACCGACTACGGGTGTACCGCATCCTGTCAGTACGACCTCAACGGCGACGGAGCCACAGACGTGAACGACCTTCTCACACTCTTGAACGTATGGGGTTTACCATGCCCCTCACTTGACAATCTACCACCGCGCTCTCTGCCTGTAGAGGAGCAGATATTCGACCTGTCCGGACGTCGAGTCTACCGACCACTCGACAACCTCCCGGCGGGTATCTATATCGTAGCCTCCCCGGAGGGCGTGACCAAACTATACAAGCAATGAACATTGACGCGTTAACAACTTTGATACCTGCCCTCGTGGGCGTGGTCGGGGTTTGGGTATCCTTGAATAGCGAAGTGGCCAAGCTGAAGGGCAGGGTCTACCGCCTAGAGAATGACCAATCGGAACTCAAGACGATGCTCAAGGAGTGCGTGGAAGGTATCCACGAGCTCAAGATTCTACTCGCCAAGAAAGGACTCTGATATGTACAAGTACTTCAAGCTATCAGAGTTCGACAGCCCCGACCGCCCAGGCTCCGGGGAGCTCATGGAACACGAGGTCATCCAAGCCCTCGACATCGCGAGAGACATCTACGGATACCCCATGGTCATTACCTCGGGGTTCCGGACTATCGAGCACAACAGGAGCCTCATCGAGCGGGGCTATGCGGCGTCGCCTAACAGCTCCCACCTCTTGGGCTGGGCAGTAGACATCGCCGTACCTAACTCACAGCGTAGGTTCCTCATGGTCGAGGCTCTCCTCGACGCCGGGTTCCATCGTATTGGCTTGGGAAAGACCTTTATCCACGTCGACCTCGACCCAAATAAAACACCCAACTGCATATGGACCTATTGAGAAAGTCGCGCACCGTCCACCAAGTGGACACCCAGTTCGAGAAGAGAGGCGACAAGAGACACTTCCTCTTCATCTCGGACATCCACTACGACGCGATGAAGTGCGACCGCGAACTCCTGCACCGCCACCTCGACGAAGCTCGGGAGCTGGGTGCGGGGGTCTTCATTTTCGGGGACTTGTTCGACCTTATGCAGGGACGCTTCGACCCACGGGGCAACTACTCCGAGCTGCGGCCAGAGTACAAGTCGTGCGTCTACGTCGACGAGGTTATCCAAGACGTAGGCGAGAAGCTCGCCAAGTACGCGGACGTCATCAAGTTCATCTCCAAGGGCAACCACGAGACGAACATCGAGAAGCGCATGATGGTATCTCCCATCGACCGCGTGGCTCAAATCATTAACTCGCACGGCGGACACGTCGAGGTGGGAGGTTATGCGGGTTG